TTGGCCATATTCAATATCCAATTTACAGTTTGATGCAACTGACACTGATATTGAATATTTGACTGCGGAGGTAACTTTCAAGTATACTGTATATGATATAACTGATATGAATGGAAATAAACTATGAGTTTTGACCTTGACACTATACAAAGAATGTGGGAGGAAGATTCAAAGATTGATGTGGATAATCTTCATACAGAATCTTTAAACATCCCAACACTCCATGCAAAATATTTTGAACTTTATAATAACATTTTACTTTTAAGAAAAAAAGCAGAACAGCAAAAGAGAAATATTCGTCATGAAAGATATGAGTATTATTCTGGTAAAGCAGATCCAGAAGTTTATATTGATAGTCCGTTCCCTAAAAAAATTCGAGATAAAGAAACGATGCAGAAGTATCTCGATGCAGATCAAAAACTATCTCAAGTTTGTTTGAAGATTGATTATTATGAAACAATGCTTGTTTATATTGAAAGTATTCTGAAGCAAGTTGGAAATCGAACGTATCAAATTAAGAATGCAATTGAATTCATAAGATTCCAATCTGGACTGGGTTAATAAATATTAATAAGATGAATGGAAAGATGTGATTCATACGAGCGCAGCTAATCTTGTTATATCTAAATCTAATGAAGTCTTTTTAAAGATTCAAACTGAACCTCATATCGAATATGAGTTAAGGGATCATTTTAAATTCGACGTTCCTAATGCAAAGTTCATGCCACAGTATCGTGGCAGAAATTGGAATGGAGAAATTCATCTGTTTGATATGAGATCCAAACAAATCTATGTGGGTCTTTTAGATAAGATTGTATCTTTCTGCGAGCAATACGGATACACTTATCGTTTTGAAGATAATAAATTTTACGGGTTTCCATTTGAAGTTAACGAACTGATATCATATGAAGGCGTAAAAGATTATATGAATTCTATATGCTCACATACTCCTCGGGATTATCAAATTGAGGGAGTATATGATGCCCTACGACATAATCGAAAGTTGCTGATAAGTCCCACTGCGTCAGGTAAATCGCTGATGATTTACGCCCTCGTGCGCTACTATATGGATAGGAACGAAAAAATTCTTGTAGTCGTTCCAACGACCAGTCTTGTAAGTCAACTATACGGGGACTTTCATGATTATGGGATGGATGTTGAGTCATGCTGTCACCAAATATACGCAGGAAAAGAAAAAACTAACGAACATCCAATTACAATTACTACTTGGCAATCAATTTATAAATTGGATCGATCATTCTTTGAAGATTACAATGTAATCATCGGAGATGAAGCTCATCTCTTTAAGAGTAAGTCATTAATATCTATAATGACAAAATTACACCATGCAAAATATCGCTTTGGTTTTACTGGAACATTGGATGGAACTCAAACTCACAAGTGGGTTTTGGAAGGATTGTTTGGTCCATCATATAAGGTAACTAAAACTGAAGAGTTGATGAGACAAGGACATCTTTCTCAACTCAATATTCGTTGCTTGGTACTAAAGCATCCTCCACAAAAATTCGAAACCTATGAGGATGAAATACAATACTTAATATCGCATGAACAACGAAATAAATTTATTAAAAACCTTGCACTAGACCTTAAAGGAAACACACTTGTTCTCTTTGCAAGAGTCGAAGCCCATGGAGCAGTACTCTATGAAAAGATAAATAATGACAAGCGTGATGACCGAAAGGTATTTTTTGTGCATGGCGGAGTTGATACTGAAGAAAGAGAGTTAGTTCGAGAAATTACTGAAAGGGAAAACAACGCTATTATTGTTGCATCCTATGGAACTTTTTCTACTGGTATTAATATTAAAAGACTCCACAATGTTATCTTCGCTTCACCCAGTAAATCGAGAATTAGAAATTTACAATCGATTGGAAGAGTACTTAGAAAGGGAAAAAATAAATCTGAAGCAGTACTCTACGACATCTCTGACGATTGTACATATAAATCAAGAAAAAACTATACTTTAAATCATTTTATTGAAAGAGTAAAAATCTACAATGAAGAAAATTTTAACTATGATATAATCACAATTAAATTAAAGATATGATCGAAGACGATTTTTATGCAACACTCAAATTAAAAACCGGAGAAGAAATCTTCGCTAAGGTAGCAGCTACCGAAGAGGAAGACAGAACACTTCTTTTAGTATCAAATCCCATTATCATTTCTGAAATTAAAGGAAGAATGGGAATCATGGGATACAAACTAGAACCATGGTTAAAAACAACCACTGAAGACATGTTCATTCTGAACATGGATGACATCCTTACAATGAGTGAATCTTCCGATATTGAAATGATCACTCTCTACCAGTCTTACATTAGACAATCTGAAAAGGTAAAGACAAAGCAAACAAAACTGAACAGAAACATGGGTTATATTTCTAACATCAATGATGCTAAAGAGATCTTAGAGAAGTTATTTAAAGATAGCTAAGCCTCATCTTTAACCCAGACAAAGGTATTCTACACATATTTCTGCTACTTGTCAAGCATTTGTAAAAATGCTATAATTCATACATATTATGAGTTACCCTAATGATAACTACAGCAATTATGACCAAAAGAAAAAGGTCAGAACATTACGTTAATAATAAGGAGTTTCTTGCAGCTCTAATTAAGTATCGTGAAGATAAAGAAATTGCACTGATTCGAGGAAAACCAAAACCTCCTATTCCAAATTATATTGGAGAATGCTTTTTAAAGATTGCAACACATTTATCATTTAAACCAAATTTTGTCAACTACATGTTTAAGGATGACATGATTTGTGATGGCATTGAAAATTGTGTTCAATATATTCATAACTTTGATCCACAGAAATCTCAAAACCCTTTTGCATACTTTACTCAGATTATTCACTACGCTTTTTTGAGGAGAATTCAAAAGGAAAAGAAGCAACTAGAAATTAAAAATAAAATTCTGGAAAGCAGTGGATTTGATGAAGTTTTTGAAGACGGTGGTGTTGACGGATCAAACTACTCCGACTATAATTCTATTAAGGATGCCGTGTATTCTAAACTTAGATACTGAATGAAAGTCGCAATCATTACGGACCAGCATTTTGGAGCAAGGAAAAACTCTAAGCTTTTCCATGACTTTTTTCTGGAGTTCTATAACAATATATTTTTCCCAACTTTAGAGCAGGAAGGTATTACCACAGTTGTAGATATGGGTGATACCTTTGATAGTCGTAAAGGTATTGATTTTTCTGCTCTTGCATGGGCTAAAAATAATTACTACGATCGCCTTAAGGATCTTGGATGTACGGTTCACACGATTGTTGGTAATCATACAACGTATTACAAAAATACAAACAATCTTAATTCTGTCGATCTTCTCTTAAGAGAATATGACAATGTAAAAGTTTATTCTGAAGCAACCGAAGTTGAGTTAGATAAATTAAAACTTTTGTTTATACCTTGGATCAATCAAGAAAATGAAGAAATTACTCTCAAACGTATTCAAAATACAACTTGCTCGTGTGCGATGGGGCACCTTGAACTCCAAGGATTTAGAGTTAATAACCAAATCGTCATGGAGCATGGTTTGGAAAGCAAGTTATTTGAGAAGTTCACCCATGTGTTCTCGGGTCACTATCACACTCGATCGACTGATGGAAGAATCTTCTACTTAGGAAATCCATATGAATTGTATTGGAATGATGTAAACGATCCTCGTGGATTTCATATTTTTGATACTGATACTTTGGAGTTGACTCCTATCAATAATCCGTATAGAATGTTTTATAACATCTACTATGAGGACACTCCACACCAAACATTTGATACGCGAGAATATGAAAATAAGATCGTTAAAGTTATCGTAAGAAAAAAATCAGACATTAAAAAGTTTGAAAAATTTATTGATAAACTTTATTCTGCAAATGTTTCTGAATTAAAGGTAGTTGAAAACTTTGATTTTACTGGTTGGTATGGTAAAGAAGATCTAGCAGATTTTGAATCCGAAGATACTCTTTCTATCTTAAATAGATATGTTGAGGAAGCAGAAGTAGATTTAAACAAATCGACCGTTCAAAAACTTCTTCAAGAAATCTATCAAGAAGCCTGCGAGTTGGTTTAATGTTTATTATTACCATAGAAGGAAAAGAACACAAAGGAGCATATTCGGTTGTAGATGATGATGGAGATTCTATTCTCTATTTGTTCGAAGAAGAAGACGATGC